GTATGTACATTATTAGGTCTTTTATAGTTAAGAACCATAATTCGTATATCAAGCATAGATAGAAATATTACTCATCTTTGAATGGGTGTATATAGCATATCTTACAGCATCACATGGATGTGAGGTCCAATCATGGATTGGTTTAGGAGTCTCAGTATTAGGATTCCAGCGATAAGAACTCATAGCAGAAAAAGTATGAGAAGCACCCATCAAATCAAAATATAGATTGTCATTCTCAATTAATACTTGAAGATAACTAATACCGTCATTAACTGATTTAACAGCATTTTCACAATAGATATCATAGTCGTACGCAAAGTCAGCCTTAACCTGTTGAGCTGCTGAGTCAATATAGATAGTATCTATAGACCATTCATCAACTTTTTCTTGGATTGCCGCTGCCAGCTCTGATGTAGTAGATTCTTTAGAAACATATTCATCAATTATATAATAGGACTGGCCATCAAATCCAATAACAACAAAAACGTTTTCATCTCGATAACCTACGTCTAATCCTCCTATAACTTCAGAAAAACGTTCGCCTACAAACTCGCCAATATGTTTATTCTCGTCTAGATCTAAATAAATTTGAGACTCAGTTGTTGTCCATTCACACTCATATTCCTGTGCGAATAATGCACGAGATACAGCTTTTTTAGCTTCAAGAATATCATTTTCAGATAGTAAAGGATTAGATCTCCAAGTGAAGATAGCAGAACCCCAGTCAGGATATTCTTGATCTTGGCCACGTAAATAGTAGTTATAAAGATAGTTACCTTTACCACGAGGAGTTGAAATCCATAGACAGCGAGAGTCTTTGAATGTTGATAGTGCAGGACGTAAATCACGAGTGAAATACTCATCATTAGGAATAATAGCTGCTTCGTCTACAATTAAGAGATTTGCTGCTCTACCGACCAAAGAATCACGATTGTTTGCTGAAAGAAGTCTAAAAACAGATCCGTTGATTAGTCTGACTACTTTATCTTTTTGATTAAAGCGGTCAACTTCTATCTCAAGCTGTTTAATAAGATCTGTTACATAGTCCCAAATAATTGATGACAGAGAAAAGTTAGGAGCAACAACCATTACTTGTTGACCGGGTTCAAGAAGTTTAGCAAAGGCTAAAATAGCGGCAGCATACGATTTACCTGTACGACGTGCTGCAATATGAACAAAAAAGCGATTCTCGTTTAAGCCTTCGATCATCGCTTTTTGTGATTCATTAAATTCAACTGGACGGGGTAGTTTTGCGCATAATTTATCTACGCTTAGACGAAAAAAGTTATTACTCATTTAGGAAACATATTAATTATCATTGCTATAAAAGCTGTTAAACCAGCTACTGCACCGCCTACCCAAAGAAGAGTTTTTAAGGAAGTTCTACCTTGATTTGCCAACTCACTAACTTCATTAAGTTTAAGGTGAACTGTTTTTAACTCATCTTTTAAGTCTTGCATGGTAGCGATGATCTGTGCGTAACGCTCCTCGCAAACAGCCTCATGTGCTGAGATATTAGCTTTATTAGACTGAGAACGCTCGTGAAGCGTCTCGATATCATTCTGTATCTGATCTAATTCTCTAGTATCTTCAGCCATAGTAGCACCTTACGTCTTAATTATAAAGTTAACAGCACAAGAAGGTAATGTGTGAGTCACTGTAAAATCATCAACAGTTAGTGCTGGTATAGAATGTGTATGACCTGTTGCATTAACAGAGGTAACAGCGGTTGACTGTGAGGAGTCTTTTGCTGATGTAGCAAATGTACCATTACCAACACTCAAAGTAGCAGAAGTTGATCCTGTTGTATTAGTAGCAGTTGTTTGTCCTGTTACTGTTGCTGAAGTAATAGCAGAAGAAGCTGCAACAGAGCCTGCAGTTACTGCTCCAAGAGAGTTATTAGTTCCTACACCTAGAGCTACGCGGTCACGTAAATCTGGAACATTAAATGTTGATGACCCGTCACCTGCTCCGTAAGAAGTACTGATAGCTGCAAAAAGTCTAGCATATGTAGTACGACTGACAGCTTGATCATTACAAGTCAACCAGCCTGACGGTGTAGAACTTCCTCCAAAGGCTACGATAGTACCTGAAGGTACAACCTCAATACCGCCAGCGGCAGACCCATCGTGTATAAGAATAGCATCGGTATCTGTATCAATTGTAATCTCACCGACAGCTCCTGTAAATCCATTATTTTGAGACGTGGTTCCTCGTCTAAATTGTAATTGAGTTGGCATTTCTCATCTCCTATTTATTAAGTTAAAGCACCTAAATCTTCTGTACTGACTGACCCTGTTGGTGAGACCAGCATATCAAATGTTGTTAAGCCAGCTGTTACTTGTCCAAATGCGTCAGTAGCAGCATTAGCAGAATCTAACAGCCCATAATCTCCAGTTGGAAAGGTAGCTATCCCTGACCCTGAAGACTGTGTTGATCCATCAGGAAATATTATTGAACCTGCATTAAGTCTAACATTACCGTTTGCAATAATAACATCTGTAGCAGCAGGATTGGTATTACCACCCACTGAAATTCTTGTGCCTACAAAAACATTATCAGATATATCAACGTTACCAGTTACAACAACTGTATTAGCAGCATTTGTTCCTACTGTTAAATTACCTGTAACATCCATGCTATAGGTAAGTGTATTCATTGTTACCGCGATGTTATCAGCTGATAGATATCTCGCAAAATGGTACGAACCGCCTGTATTAAAAGTACCATCGCCTATCTGGTTAAAAACTGCATTGTTAGGAGGATAGGTTACAATCCTAACTCTATTAGCACCGCTTTCAGTATTACCAAAAACAGTTTGACCGTTAGCAGTAAGACCTCCTTCTAAAGTAGTTGCGTCGCCGACAAATAGTTTACCTGTAGTAAAACCGTCACCAATAGTAACAGCACCGTTAGCAGCTGCACCGAGCACATCTCTAGTGTCAATACCTAGGCCGCCCATATATTGTGATACTTTAGTGCTCATTTTTTACCTTTCAACGTCTTATACAAGAGTATATCAAATTTTTTTGTGTAGACCAAACTTTTATGTTAAAGCGCCTAAATCTTGTGTATTCAATGAACTTGCTGGCGATTTTCGCATATCAAAAATAGTTAATCCTTGGCTAACAACTTCACCAAATGCATCAGTTGACGTAGTATTAGCTGCATCTAATAAACCATAATCACCGGTAGGTGCTGAAGTACTTACTGCAATACCTTGTATACCAGCAGCCAGAGCCTCAAGATTTGAATTCAGATTCTGGTCAAGACCGTCTAGAAAAGCTAATTCTGTTGAAGTAATATCTGATACGCTTACCTTACCAGAACCGTCTGATACCAATGCTCTGCTTAAGGCTAAGTCAGATGTTGTAATTGAGGAAACAGCGCCAGCGATATTTTGAGTGCGTCTAGTTTCAAGCTCAGTAATAAGAGTGTTATTCGCGGCGATTCTAACCTGTAAAGCTGTGTCCTCATTAGTGAACGCAGTAACGTTGGTTGTCAATCTAGCTTGAAGTGCAGTATCTTCATTTGTAAAAGCTGTAACGTTAGTAGCTAGCCTAGACTGTAAAGCAGTATCTTCATTAGTTAGTGTCGTAACATTGTCTGAAATAGCAGTGTTTAAGTCAGTTCCGTCAAATTTTACTGTGGCAGCTGTAAGTATACCTACATCAAGATTTGAAGATGTTATAGGTGATAATGAAGTGTTTGATTTTGGGTCTCTTGTATCACTTATTTTAAATGTTACAGATGACTCATCATAGTAAAAAGCTGCATTACCTTCAGCGCCTCTATTGAATAGAATACCTACGTCATTAGCTGGAGATCCTGTGGTGCCGTTTGCGAGCATTAACAGAGTATCATCTACATCTAAATTAGTAGTGTTAATTGTCGTCGTAGTGCCATTGACAATTAAGTTACCTGTTACTATGAGATCATCTCCCATTGTAACTTCGCCAGAGAAGTTTGTTGTACCGTCTATAATTGCTGCCACGTTATCCTGAATCACATCAAGGTTAGCATTAAGACGAGTAAAAGTAATAAAATCGTTAGAGTGTGATAGAGTATTATTAGCTGTAATACGCGCCTGAAGCGCAGTATCTTCATTAGTTAATAGAGTAACATTAGTTGTCAGTCTAGACTGAAGAGCAGTATCTTCATCAGAAAACAGTGTATTGTTGGCTGCACGTCTAGCTTCTAAAGCAATTAGGTCAGTTTCAAGAGTAATAACGTTTGATGTTAAATTAGCTACTCCAGATACAGAGGCTGTTGAAATATTACCTTTTTGTCCAGAAGCACCGGTAATAGTTAGAGTCTCGCCTCCAGTGTCAGAAATAGTTAAAGAACCAAGTTTGAGAGAGTTTGGACCTATATACACTTCAGAAAATACAGCATCAGCAGCACCAAGAGTATAAGTATTATTAGCTCCTGGATGAATATTAGCTGTAGAAGTGATGGTATGTCCGACAGAAGAAAGACCTTTTGTGTTAGCACCAACTAACTCTACGTTTGAACTTACTGTATTTACATTACCTTCAAGTGTGGGAAGATCTACCTGAACTGTAACATTTGAAGCTGAAGTAATACGACCGTCAGCCCCTACTGTAATAGCTGCTACATTAGTTTCAGTACCAACAACTCCACCATAAAGCCCTGCTGTAACACCAGTATTAGTCTGGATAGCAACATTAAGGTTAGCAAAAGTTATAGACTTAGTTTCGTCGTTTTGGATATCAACTACTACAAACTCAGAATTAGCGACTGGGGTTTGTAGGTTGGTGAGATCTGTAATTTTTTTATTCGCCATTTAACAGTATGTCTCCTCCTGATTGAGTTAGGATAGCTAAACCTAGACCTGTAGTACCGTCAGCCTCTTGCAAGTTTAATGAGCTTTGCTGAATCACAATGTTACCGCCTGCTTGAGTTAAAAGCTCTAATCCATCTTGAGTTAGTATAATATTTCTATCAGCAATCTGTCTAACTAAAAATTCTTGACTTTGTGTTAATAGAAACTCTCCGTCTTGTAATAAAAGCCCAAATCTGTCAACTGCTGGGGTTGGTGGTGGAGGAGTAGGGATAACAGCCTGATCACCAAAACGTTGACGAATTGAAGATAGAGAAAGAGCTAATCTAAGACGGGTAGCAACCATTACTCACGCTCGCTAATGTGTAAAATACCTTCTGCTGATGTTGAAACTACAGATACATATCTTGCGTTTTTTGAAGCTTCATTGTCTGCACCAAGAGATATGTCAAACGGAATTGAAGCAGGTAAAAAATGTCCTTGAGTGGTGTTTGCAGTTACAGATGCTCCGCCTGTTTCTACATAACAATCTACGTTAGAGTGCAGAGTGACGACTCTAACTGAATTAGATATTTGAGGTGATGTGTTAGCCGTACCATCAAATGGAACTTGATGACCTCCGCCTGGACGCAACCCTAGAACTGGAATTGCTTCATTACCGTCATCTCTTGGTTGTTTTGACACATCATTCTCCTTATGGTAGATCTACGTAGTACGGGTCTTCTACGCCTTTATACTTTTCTTTAGGCTCCCAATCGTGACCGAACCGAGCCTTCCATATTTCATACTCATCATTGTATAACGTTTTTGTTGGTTTGCCCATCTCTGGTTTGTAAATTCTTGTACCGTCTCCATCATATTCCCAATCACGGTTAGCAGGATCAAGAGACTGAAAATTCATCTCGTGCTTTGTCATCTAGCTCTCCAACACAAGCGCGAAGCGCTTGCAAAAAAATTTATCGCTTACCCCAAGTGGGAATGCGAGCGCGGAACCATCGTTCGTACCCAATCTTTGCGCGAAGCGCGACCGAAAATTTTGCGTCATATGCCGTGTCAAAGCCGTCTTCATATCGATAGGCTTCTTCATTATACCATAAGCGTTTACAGTATGATTCATAACACGATGCAGCTACATCATCGTCTGCGATATAGCCTTTAACCATATAGAACACACGATGCATTTCACGGTGGGTCAATCCATTAGATCTTTCATTAGCTTGTCATAGTTGTTGATCTGCACGGCTACCGCAGGTCCCTGCGATTGCTTTGGCTTCAAGCTGGTTTCCACTTCTTGTAGATGTTTCATCCAATCGAGTAGGTCTTTCTTCGAGTAGATTCCAGTCTCGACCGCTTCTTGAATCTTTTGGTCAATCACTTGGTTAATTAGATTGATTCGCTTTATCCTATTCAAGTATCCTTGAGTTGCGAATACAGAATCAATATAGTTTTTGACCTCCTTTTTTTCAATCACTGCGGTCACGCGGTCCTCGGAGATGCCATAATTTGTAGCAATCTCTTCCACTGACTGACCGGAGAGGTAGTCGTTGGCGAGTGCTAAGACAACTGGGTCAAGAGCTGGAGCCTCGAGTGTCTTATTAAGTGCATCAACAGTTGTTGTGATTGGTTTTGTCATGTTATCTCCACGTCATATGTAATTATAATTTGTAAGTCTGCCACCTGATAAGGTCTCATCAATCCTTCGTCGCCATCTACTGTGACCACCTGTACAATTTCCACCTGTTCTGCAATCGCTGTAGCGTTCGTTTCAAATGAATTGATTGCGTCCTCACACTTCCTAGTGAGAAGGTCAAGCTCGTTAATGTCACGGTCATATGCGTATAGACGGAGATCTATTTGCAGAGCTGCTAGCTTACGTCCTACCCCGCGATGCTCACGACGCTCTCCACGAGCTACAAATGTGATAGCTGGAAAGTCATTAATCTCGTCCATATACTGATAATGTTTGCTCACTTGAGCAACATCGTTTGTTAGCTCTGTCGCGAGATGAGTTCTAAAAGCATCTATGATTGTGGTGCGTCTGGCCATACTGCCTCCATGATTTCCTCGACAGAGGAATAACGTGTAATAATCTTTTCATATAGGGTGGAGTTTGTGCGTCTAGTGTGGGTAGCCCACCAACGGATTATATATTGTCTAAGCTGTTTCTCATTTACAATTAAAAAATTATCATCAAACCACTCTTCAAAGGAGGCAATGGTAGGTAGATCAGAAGCTAAAACCTCACAGTACTCAACCTCTGTGGGATTATGAGACGGATGCAGAGGACATGACATGTCCAAACATTGCAGTCCTTTAGCATCAACGGGAATACCGTCTGAGTCATAACCTACAGGAGGTGACCCATTCCAAAAATAATTACCTTCATTTTCGTCCATGCCTGGTGTAATGTAAACAAGTGGGCCGTATTTAAACTTTTCCATTTTTCCCTCATAAAATTTTTTTCAAATCGGTGCTGAGATCGATTTAGACTTTAAGTCTATAATAGTATTCCCTTCAAGGGATGTCAAGACATAACCTGAAATTTGAAAAATTCCCTGGTCAAGGCCGTGAAGATGTAGGACGGATACCGCGAAGCTAGCAAGTCTTCCTAACCGCCCTACCTGCCGGGCGCTTGGCGTAACCTATTGATATCATTAGGTTTTTTTATTTATTTTTTTTCTTAAGTCATTGAAAACAAAGGAAATAAAAATGCATTTTTATTGCATTTAGGGGTTTACATTAGGGCTAAGACTTGCTATATATAATATATAAGGAAACGAAAGGTTAAACAAATGACTAAGGCAAACATCATCACTACCCTGATTATCTTCCCTCTGATGGGCGCGTCACTTGTTAGCTCTTTCTTTTTATTCTAATCTTAGGAGATTTAAAAATGTTACATTGGACTTCAAAAGATGCAATCAAAGATAGCCCTTTCGCTTGTTTGGTTATCGCTTCAATTATGATTACAGCCGTTGTTGGCGGCATTGGTTACTTAGCTTAGGAGGTTACATCATGGCTAAATTTTTATTCGGTTCATTCTTCGTTCTTCAGGTTATCGCTGGCTTTATAATGACAATCTTTGGCATTACTATGGCTGGCTTTGCTGATAGGTTTACACCTGAGCATCTCATTGGGGTGTTGTTCACTGTGATGGGCGTGATAGTTGGCATTACTTTTGCCTTGCTATTCAATCGTTTACTCAAGGGCTACTTCCTATAAGCCCTTGATTTCATTCAATAAATCGGGCTAGCCCCGGCCGCAGGCCGAAAAATTCAATGATTACAATAGGTTACACGATCAGACTGTGACATAAATGCAACACATCAGAAAATAATGCGATAAAATGCACATTAAGGCTTTACTTATTCTGAAAACTATGTTATAACTAATATATAAACAACTACGGAGATTTATCCATGATTAAAAATATTCTTATCTTTGACCTTGACGGAACTACCATTGATAGCTCACATCGTCAGGCTACTCTAGCTGACGGCACTCTAAATCTTGCCGCTTGGTTTGAAAATGCTACACCTGAAAAAATCTTTCAAGATAAGTTATTGCCACTGTCTCAGCAGATGCACAAGCGTTGCAAAGCTGGCGATTATGTTATTGTCTGCACTGCTCGCACAATGTCTGATGCAGACTTTGAATTTCTGCAAGATAATGGTTTATGCGTTGATAAGATTATCTCTCGCCCTCATGGGGATATGACCCCTGATGCGGAATTAAAAAAGAAACAGTTATCTTCACTGTTTAATCTTAAGCAATTCAAAAATCTTAACAAGGTTATGTTTGATGATGCGGCATCTGTTCGCTCAACACTTCGCAAGATTGGAATTGCGGTTGTTCATCCTGATAAAATTCAAGAAAGGGTTGCATAATGTTTTGGCATTTTTTAGAAATCATACGCACGATTGTCCCTATCCTCATCTTAGGGATTCAACTCCTACTTTTGCATGGGGTTCAGCTATAATGTTGGGCTTCATTGGAACTGTTGGGGTTATCTCACAGATGGCATTGTTAGCGTTTGGTTATTCGCCAACGCTGGCGATGGGGGTTGGATTTGTTGCGGCTGTTGCTTGGATTGGTCACGCTGTTAGATACAATGACCGCTGGCTGTTAACTGTTAACGCTGTTGTTTTAGCATTTGCTGGATACGGTCTAATCTATTGATTTAAAAGGGAAAATCGGGCTGGCGCCGGGCGGATCCCGATTTTCTTAATGATTACAAGGGGTTACACGACATTAGCGCCAGCGGGAACAAAACGTGAACAGATCAAGGCCGTAAAATGTTCTATATGCGACTGCGAATCACCCAAATGCGACTTCCACGATGCGGAAAGATTGAAAACGCTAACTAATTGATTTCATTCAATAAAAAATAAAGGCTTTACTTTTTCTGAAAACTATGATATAACTATTATATAAACTTCAACTCTAACTCTTAGGAGACTTACTATGGCTAAAGCTGTTAATTATACCCCTGAACTCACTGCTCAAATTGTTGACCAATATCAAGGCGGAATTTCCGTTGAGGATATTGCGGCTTCAATCGAGAAGTCTGTTCGTTCTGTTCGCTCAAAACTGGTTCGTGAAGGCGTTTATGTTTCACAACCAAAGGTTTCAGCTCGTAAATCAGATGAGCCAACCAAAAAAGAACTGCTCAATGAACTTGAGACAGTTTATCCCTTTGATGTCAACGGCTTAACAGGAGCTACCAAAGATGCGATTAAAGACTTGCTCACGCACTTCCAAGACGCGTAACCCTATCGCGAGAAACCTTAGCGCATTTCGCGCTAAGGTTGTCCCTTCCAAGAAACTCTATTCCAGAAAAGGAAAATCAAAATGGCGAAATATCAAATAATCAAATCAAAAAAGGCAATTTCTTATCTGCTCAACCGCAGAAATTTTCGCACTCTAGAAAAACGAGATGCAACCGCTAAAAAGCTAGCAAAAACAAAGACTTAGGAGGCGCGGCCCGGGCGCGATCCGAATTATTCAATGTTTTCAATAGGTTACACGGATCAACTGTTGCATAAATGCCACACTTACCAGAAATAATCGCAAAATAACGCATTTAATGCTTTACTTTTTACATATCTTCATGTTATAATAAAGCATAAGATAACTAATATAAGGAATAAAAAAATGAAAGTTTATACCGCTGGAAAAATTTGGCACGCCCCAAAGTTTCAAGAATTGCGTGATGTTTACGGCTATGATGTTAATTGTCGCTGGATTGATTTAGATGATAACAATTATATCGTTAAAAAGCGCAAAGATATTCTCTGGCAAATTTGCTTTGAAGATGTTCGCGATTGCGATTTTGTTCTGCTCTATTGCGAGGATATGACTGAAGAACAGCGAGGCGCACTCGTTGAAATAGGCATGGCCTTTGCTTTTGGTAAGCCAGTTTATGCGGTTGGCACTTGCAAGACAATCCAGCCAAATAAAATTTCAGATGTTGCCTTTACTCACTTTGAAGGCTTCCACTGGTTGCCAGAAACAGACCTGAAAAAGGGTTTCCGTATGGCGGAAAAAATGTTTCTACAGCAAAGAAAAGCCTTGCGTTTATCGGCTTAATCTGTTACAAATAATCATAATCAACTTTACGAGGTTTCAAAATGTCTAACTATCTTATTTCACTTCATCACCCAAAGTTTGGGCTTACTCTTTTCAAAGATGGCTTTACAGGCAATCACAGACTTGATGATGACGGCAAGCCTTCTGCTCGTATGCGTGAATTTCACCGCGAATATGGTAAGCATGGCTGGCAGGTTGACTACCATAGCAATCTGACTATGTTTGACGATAGGCGCACCTATTTAGTCGAGCAGATTGCCCAGATTTTGATGGGCATCAAAAAGCTAGATTTCTTTCCGACTAAAGATATGGCTCTGGCTCTCGGCATTGGTTCAGGCTGGACTGAGATTTTTGCCGTTAATCTTAAACAGCTTCAAGGCTATCAGGGCAAGGCTGTTCAGATATGCAAAAAGCTGAACTGGAATTATAAACTAATTCAGGCATGGATTCAGGCTACTTGCCAAAAACACTTTGGCACAGATTCATGGGCTGAATACAAATACGGGGAGCGCGTTTTCCGCACCTCACCTTTCAACTCTCGTTATAATGTTTCACGGAGGCACTAAAATGCAGAAACAAAAATTTCAAACCCTCGGCTTAGATGGTTGCGCTGATTGCGAATACATGGCGCACGAAACAGATGGGGAAATCCTCATCTGCACCGAATGCGAAATTGAGCTGGCTGGATATGATGACTACCAGCCAGATGAACTCACCGAATGGATGGACTTTGACCCCGACTGTTAGGGGTCATTTTCTTTGCCCTAACCCCTTGATTTTTTTGAAAAACGCCCGGATCACGCTAACTCATTGAAAACAAAGGGAAATTAGGGCCAGCCCCGGGCGCGACCCCATTTTGTCAATAAAAACAATGCCTTATGTGCCACTGTTCATGCAAAAAAATCAATAAAATCAATGTCAAGGAAAAACTTATGGGGCGTTCTTAATCCAACTAATGATTGTATTTCCCACCAGCGCTGCACGTAGCGCGTGTCAGCGCCAGTGCAAAGTCGATTTTCAACCTATAGTTGCTCAGGGGGCGCTGCAACCATAAGTAGTATTTCTTCGAAGTCTATCAACTCATACGTGTTTTCACCATGTGGAAAACTTAAGTACACTTTTGACTTGACTGTTGGCTAAAAAGCGCGTATATTCTTTTTATAGAATGAAGAAAACAGCTAGACCATAAGGAGATATCAATATGGCACAAGTAAACTACAGCGCTGAGATGACCGCTAAAATCGTCTCTGACTACCAAAACGGCGTAGCAGTAGAAGCTATCGCTGAGTCTATCGAAAAATCAGTGCGGAGCGTACGTTCCAAGCTGGTACGCGAAGGTGTATACGTTGCGAAGCCGAAGGCGAAGTCAACTAAGGTGATGGGTCCGACTAAGAAGGAACTTCTGAAAGACCTTGAAACCACTGGTTTTGACGTTGCTGGCTTTGAGGGGGCAACAAAAGAAGCCATTGAGCGCTTGATTGCACACTTTGGCAACTAAAATTACACACTTTGTGGGGAAATCAGGCACTTCGGTGCCTTTTTTCTTGCCTTGAGTGCGCAGCAGCGCCAGTGGAATTGCTACCTATGGTTGTAAAATGCCGTGGAAACTAGCGTAAAAGTAGATAAATGGGTGCAAGTCTGGTCAAATAAGTACTTGATCTATGCCTAAACCCCTCCCCACCCTGGTATTTTAGCACAAAAATGACCCAAAATGCAACAAAAAAGCCGCTCCCTACGGTCGCGGCGTGCAAAAATGTGTAAAATATCGAATAAACAAGAAGTATTTGGAAGAAATTGTAAAATATAGTCAAAAATCTGCAAAAAAAGTGAAAAAATAACCGCCCCTAACCCCTTCACGGAGTGAAATAGCGTATAATTCTACTGCAGAAAAAAGAGAAAAAGTGCTGGACCGATGCTCCAAAGGGCTGCCCAAGCGAACTCCGTTCGCAAAGCTGATGAACAATTTGGTGATGTTGGGGAGGCAGGTCTGTCACTTCGTGACATAACCTACAATAAGACGCACGCTTCGCGTGCAAGATGAAATAGCTGTTATTAAAGTTGGAGTATAGTAGTAAATGAACGAACGAAGTTCGAAAGCTGGAACAGCTCTATAGCTCCCTACGGTCGCTTAATGTAAATGTTCTAAGCTAACTACACAGCTGGCAAAGCGTGTTCGTAAGCTGTGATACAGTTGTGTAACAGCTCTGTAATCGCTGTTACAAAAAAAAAGACGCTATGTAAGAACGCCTTTTTGCTTTTCAGATAACTAATATTAGCAGAATTTTATGATCTTGTCAACGGGTTAGTGTGGGTAATTTTGTGAAATGAGAATATCTTAAATGAGGGACAAGTTGTTGCTCAACCTTGTATATAGTATATCATAATTGCACTGTAGAAAATAGTGTTTTGTACTAAGAGTTGGTTGTATTGGTGGGTAGTTGGGGTTGGTTAACGGATGAATAAATTTTCTGGAAGAGACTGCACAGATTGACATCGGTCTCTTAGTTGATAGTCTAATCTAAGGTGATGTTTTAGTTGATGTTTGAAGGTTGGATTATCTTTCAACCATTGGATCAGCTGACTTTTTATATAGGCTCTCTTCATATTGTGTAAATGAGGTAGATTAAATTGACAACGATCAGCGTATTGTTGTATATCTTCAAACCGAATGAGATGGGTATCTTTATGAACTTTATAGGCTTGTTGTGTGGTATGAACATCGTAGACAAAGTGGCGTGGACTTCTAAAACGTGGATGTCCGTCACTCCATTTTGCAAGTTCATAGAGATACATACAATATCCTGCGACCCATCTTTGGAGTGGCTCACGGATTAAAGCTATAGTAGGTCGATCCCAAGCATCTGATGGGTCAACATACGCACCACATCCACGAAGTGAGGTTGACGCTACCTTTGCATGAATAATAAGGTGGTGTGAACAAATTGAGACACGCTCAGGTGCGTGAGGAGTGAATATAAAAGGGTGTTTATTCATCAAAATCAAAGTCAAAAGTAGTATCACTTCGACTCATCACATCTGCTATTTGTTCTACAATCTCTTGAGGGTCATACGGAATGTCCTCTGTAAGAATTGGTGAAAACATACCCACTGGCATCATTTCTCTACTGCCTGGTAGTGCAGCATAGAAAAAGAATGAGTGAGTGCGTTTGTTATATGCGTATCTAATAGATTGATGAAACTGTGGTTTACCGATTAGTTTAATCTGTTCGTCAGTTAAGTCGTTCATAGTGCTGTCCAAAATCCATAAACAAAGAATGTAATATAACAGATGCAGGCTATAAAAACACCCACATAGTAAATATATTGTATAATTTGAGTCATTTGATTCTTTCCCATAGAGTTTCAGTATCCCATTCTAGATTGCGCATCACACCTAGTAAACACGCCTCTCCCTCATAGTATCGAATGATAGCAATTGCATCATCTTGATCCCACATGATATAGTGAACAGCAGGTTGCCAATTATCAGAGGTAGTTGGAACAAGACCTGCTCCACCAATTAAAGGGACAAGTTCTTCAGAAGCATAAAAATTAGCCATCGCTTCGGGAGACGAGTCGCAGATAGTTTCAAAAGTTCTCCAACTCTCACTAGCCTGAGCTGTGGATATTGAGAGTAGAATTGCTAAGGTAAAATTACGAATAAACATTAAGAGGTTCTTTTCCAGTGATAGACTCGATTTTGCGTATAATGCCTACCACTTCTTCCTGAGTTTGATAACGAAGCACATCATCAAACGGGTCAGTATCTACAGGATGGATACCAGGAAGATTGACAAAAGTGTGATGTTCATTGAGGATAGCAACTTCAAACAGCCCAGGTTCGTTAATCTCTGTAACGATAGAGATGGTGTAAGGGTCGCACTTGACCCTTGCACACTCAGCAGATGAAAACGGGTGATTCTCCCACATAATGTCAGACCATCTCATTTTAGGTTACTCCAAATAATTATCATTACAGTTGCTACTATAAACATCTGCAAGTGGAAAAATAACTCAACCACTTACCTGCGGCGTTTAGCTTTCATCGCTTCAAACGCTTTTTCACGAGCAATACGAGCTGGTTGTTTGCCAGCGTTGACTCGCTTGATTAACTCATGTTGTGCCTGACGAATTGATTGCATATCAGGCTCAGTGATGATCTTGCCATTCTTTACTTTCAGTCCACAATCTAGTGTTACGCCTTCATACATATTTGCCTCCATTATCATTAAAAGGGTTAAAGTCTATTGCCATTAAATACAGTTCAGCGTGGCAAAGTGCTGAATCTTCAGTTTTGTAAAAGTCAGGTAGTGTAAACCATTCTCTGAGTTTATGATCAAACACACGAACACTCCAACCGAATAGTGTGTATTCAGTTTCAGGAAGTGGAAAATCTTCTGGTGTAAGAGCATCTTCCCAAATGTCACACTCAGGAATAAACTCATCAGCAGTATCAAGTGTGAGTTCAAACTGTGGACCATCTTCCTTAGTAAAAATATAGAAGGTTTCAGAAGCAATTTCGCGCTTCTGATGTTCCTCAGCAAAGTTCACATGAATTACATCACCCATCATTAGACTCCCCATACCAAAGAGTTTGTAACTCAGGTATATCATACCAAGCATCAATTACGGCAGTATCAATCGCAACAACAGGTGTCATATTGTCGTGATGATAGTCTGCCCATAAAGCATCAGGTAAATCATCTGAATCTAGCCCAAAATGTGCTACACACAGTTTATTAACCTTTGCTTTCCACTTGCCGAAATCACGCTCCCAATCATCGTGCATAGACATGATTGCAGTATCACTCATACGATTAAAGTTCATTGCGTGCTTCCTCCTCTTCGGTATAAAATTTGTAGTGTTCAGGTGAAGGTAGGTCAGAGTAGTAGTCCCACTCAGCTTTTGTGATGCGTAGGTCAATTTCTTCTTCTACCCAGTCTCGTAGTTCAGTTAGTTGATTGTAGTTAACCAACTGCTTTAAGTTTTCCCAGTAGTTTTGGATCAGAGCTTGCCTATGCTCTTCTCGTTCTCTTTGTGCATCGCTGTTATACATAGTGCCTCCTAATTATTGCTTGCGTATAGTGGTGAATCGGGGTTTTCAACATAATCTTCGTAATCTGCAAGGTCTTGTTGAATCTCATCCCATGCTGCTACTGCAACACGATACTTGAAAGAATTATGCCCAAAACGATTGCCTGCCTTCCAACAAAACATAGTTCTGTCGCCTATGTTGTAAAAGACTTGAGCAAACTCATGTGCGTCACTAAACTTGTCTTTTGTCATTTGCCTAACTCCTTTTTTCATTATTTTTATATTCTACATGATATCAAACCAATCGGCAAGTAAAAACCCAACAAGGATACCAGCTAGCGCGCCAATGATGACTAAATATAAAAGTTCAGTGAATAGTGCCATTTTCAAACCAATCTTCTGCGTCATCAGCAGATTCAATATAGATTCCTTCGTCTTGTAACTCTTCTACAGAATTAACTGCAATATAGCCTAAGCCTTTATTGATAAAATCAAACAGTTCCTGGACTGTTTCAAACAGAGCAACTTCACCCTCATCTAACAGATACTCTCTGCCATTGAGTGAGATTCCTTCTGGATAGCGATAACAACAAATCATTTTAACATCTCCTGTATAAAACTAATCATACCCATAACGAACACCGCTACAATAAAAACTTGTGCCATGCGTATAGCAATATAATCAACCATTAGTTAGTCTCCTTTTCTGGAAAATGCCAGTCTGCGGTAATAGATAACACATCCCAGTTAATTCCAATATTAGCATCGTGCTTGTCTTTAGCAATCTGTAGCACTTCGTAGGCCTGATCCTCATCCAAATCAGGTCTTACCTCAAGTACATCTGCTACGCTCCAAACAATCGCTATTTCATCATCTTCAAGTGTAATTGTAGTAGTCATTCTTTCCTCCTAAAATGGCTGGAAGCACATAGGGAACTGTGCTTCTATCGTCCAACCGTCTGTAAGCCAGTCCCCTAATCCTCGTCGTAGTTAAGTTTTTCTGCGTGTTCTAATGCCCAGTTGTTTAAGTCATCGACATCTTCCATGTCTGAATCACAGATAGGGTCGTTGATAACGATAGTGCCGTCTGAGCGATACATAAAGTTATTAGCGTGTAAGTCAATGTCCAAGTCATGATAACCACATTCACAAAAGTCAGATATTTCAGCGTCACAATCGCAACAGTCAATATAAGAAGTGTTGTATGAACCTTCTTTTACAGCATGAATACCTTTACACGCTTCGTACAGTTGAGCAGGATTGAACTCACCATACGCAAGGTGACAATCATTTCTCAACAACCCTTTAGAAAAGTCGTCAAAAGAATAGCCCATATCAGAACATTCTCTGACAACCTCTTCCAGTGAGTCAGTTCCAATAATATCTCCATTTTCGCGGTCTGGATGCTTATTCAAACGCTCAACTACTGCGACATAATAGTCGTGTTCATGGTCAATGTGAATGTCATGAACCTTTGGCAAGTGTATATTATCTGGATGACGAGAGATAACCTCATCATAAAAAATTAACCACGGATCGTTAGTAGTATTTCCGACCTTAATAATGGTATCAGATAAAGGTTTTGTCTGAATAGCCGCAGAGTAACAACCAACACCAATAATAGTGTTGCCTGCCTTAACTCTATTTTTGATGATTGTGCGAGCTGTTGACATTAGATGCGGTCTCCCATGATAGCGTTGTGGTATTCTTGAGACTGCTGAAGTTCTCTTTCTTCATCGTCCATATCGTCAGCCCAACCTTCGATAGTCTTGTAGGCATACTTCAAGCAAGCAAGGTAGCCAACCTCTGCTTCGATCATATCCCAGTTGTAAAGATACTCTGCGCGAGAGAGTGCTTCTTGAGAGTCTGAAATTTGGTGAGAGATTTCTTCACACAGAGCGTATAGCTGATGTGATTCTGTGCATTGGCGTGCCCGCTTGATGAATGTGTCTAACATGATGCCTACTCCTGTTTTTCTGATTATTCATAAATATAACAAATGAAAGGCTAAAAAGCAAGAAGGGAGCAACCGAAGCTGCTCCCTTATGTGCGCATAATGTTAATTATGAGTGATAGCCGCCACCAACCACGCCAACTATCATGAAGGACGTATTTCACACGCTACCCTTCCCCGACTCCCAGTATTTTGCCCTGAGACACGGCTGGTGATATTTCAACTAGTATCATATCACCTTTACTAAGCAGAGCCAGCGTATGATGACTGGGTGCAAATGTGAGGCTTCCACTCACTCCCTCCTCGCTTTTACATCTGCGAGTCCAAGATGTCTACACTTAACTATGGACTAGTCTCCTTTTATTCACTGCGAGATAGCAAGTGTAGAATCGGTAGATAACATACTGAGTCAGATTCACCCCCGTTGGTGGCATCCGTCTTACACTTCTGTGACCTCTACCGTTCTCCTTTCGGTTGTAAGTGTTTCAACGAACCGTGCGAGCACTGATTGAGAAACACTGGTGAGTGGCTAGTTAGCCACTACACCCATCAGGCGAGTCAATGCAGCTTTCGTTGCACCTTCGAAGCCTGATACATCGAAGCCAACGGCTTCAATATCACGCAGGATTTCTTTCTTGCTTGGTCCATCCTGCTTCGCAGCTGCTTTCTTCGGAGAAGCTACATACGCACCTTCACGGACTAGTTTAGAACGCACAGAGCGTACAGACTTTCCGAGAGAATCGGCAATTTCTTCCAAGCCATCATTACCGAGTTCATTATACATTTCGATCATCGAATCGACCATCTCTGCGGTATAATTCGCAGTCTTTTGGGTTGCTTCTGCCATAGTATCACCTCATAAGTAAGAAGCCTAAGGAACAGTCTAGAGGCGTTCCCTTCCCTCATCATCTGTAAACAGTATATTAAAAAAATAACCTACAAGCAAGAGAAAATGTAATGTATTATGACGACAACTGTTTAAATTTATTAATTTCATCACACAATAAGTCTCCAAACTTCTTATAGTGTAACTCTAACTTTTCACCTGTTTGGATAGGTTGTTCTAAAAGATCAATGTCATTCAAGTCATGCTTCTTGCGATATATCAGATATTCAGTCACTTGTTCAGCATGATAAAAGTCAGAGAAAATATTACGATTAGTATTAGAATAAATATGAATAGTATTTTTGTTCTTACAAAAGTTCCTAATTTGATATAATGCACCTAACCATCTATTCATTAAAACCTGATTGCTCACAAGTAATTGATCAAAAAGAGCATCATTTATTAATGATATGTCATTACCTCGACTTTCAAGTATTTTAAGATATTTTTCCTTAAAAAGAGCGTTTTTTAAACATTTTCTTAAATCAGCTGCTTGGGAATCTTTGTTCCATAGAGGACTGTAAACCTTGTCATAGTTTGAATGAAACATAAAATAAAGGTCATATTTTGTGTGTTTTTGTAAAATTAACAAAAGTCGTTCAGATGAACAATAAGGCACACCATACCAATCAATTTGATCATCAGGAAAAACTGCTGCTAATATACTAGCTGGTGTTTCATAATTGACATTTTTGCGGTACATAGCATCTGAATTTCCAAAAATACCTATCTTCATAAAAACCTTTCAGTTGGTGGAGGCAGAAGGATTTGAACCCACGACCTCTTAACTAGTAAGCGCTCTCCCAACTGAGCTATGCCCCCAGGTAGCGGAGGGATTTGAACCCTGTAATTATGCATAACCACTCTGCCACGCACTACCACAATAAAAACTGGGGGAAGAGTGTGTTCTCTACTAGCGAAGGTTAACTTCAACTGCTCTTAGGCTCGCTTGCTTTCGATACTTACAGCACTTCCCCAGGTGTCTTTGCGGATGGTTTTTTTACGATGGTTATCCATACCGAAACATCAAAATGATGACCATAGCCCCCACGCCCGCTTGGTCAATGACTCTCTCATATCTGATAGCGAAGTTCAAAAACGAGCTATCTGTATTTAGAGTCTTGCCATTCACACTCAACTCAACCTGCTAGGTAGGCGACACACAGGGAGGAGCGTAAAGTGAATAAGTGGGAGAGTTGATACGCAGTTCTCCCTACCCATGACAGGTCTGCGGCAAGGCTTATCGTGGACTTGCATCACGCTTACTCTTACATTATTACGATCCTTAGAGTAAGGAAACATCGGGATACGAACATTGTGCCTAATGCCAGTCTATCGCGTGGGTGCGGCTCGTCACCCAGAGCGGGAGAGAATGAGGAGGCTGTGAGCGATTCCGTCAACACCGTTGCATCATTAACTGGCTTTATCTTTAGCAAACTCGCCAGGGACCTGCCCTTAACCCTGTTGCCCAGAGGATGATGCCTCAACTCATTTTCTAAAACTATAATATCTAAAATTTTGCGAACTGGCAATTAAATTTTTAATTTTCTAAGTCGGGTCAGACGCTTTAATCTCATTCTACATAGTCTCTCAAGTGCGGGGTAGTTTTGTTTTGGACACCCCTTCATAACCCAACGCCACTTTTGTCTCCATGTAGCCTTATAC